GTGTTTCGACCGAGTGACGGTGCACCAGAATCCATCATTTTGCTTGATGCCAAAAGAGGTCGATGGGACTTTCCTGAGTTGAAGGCGACAGCTTACGATGAATTTATGTATTGGCAACCAGACTCAGTGCTGATAGAATCACAAGCAAGTGGTACTCCTTTGACGCATGAGTTGAGAATGATGGGGATCCCAGTTGTGAACTATCGTCCAACTAAAGGAAGAGACAAAATCACTAGAGTGCATTCAGCATCACCAGTGTTTGAAGCTGGTATGGTCTGGGCTCCAGACACGATCTTCGCAGAAGAGGTGATAGAAGAATGTGCGGCCTTTCCGTATGGAGAGAATGATGATTTTGTAGATTCGACAACACAGGCTATACTAAGATTTCGTCAGGGCAACTTCGTAAGACTTGATTCAGATGAGGAAGACGATGAGCCAGTGCCGAAACAAAGAATATATTATTAAAATTATGGGAGTAATTTAATCATGTCAAAAATAAAAAAAGAAATCGCAAAAAAAGGTGTTAAGGAAATAGTAAAAAAAGTTAAACCTAAACCTAAACCTAAACCTAAACCTGGAGCGGCTGCTTCAGCAGTAGGACAACAAAAAGCTAGAGAAAAAGTTGTAAGAAACGCAGCCATTACAACAGCAATTTTAGGAGGTGGAACAGCTGGTTTATTTGGAATCGGAAGCGGAAAGAAAAACAAAAGCGGCAAAACTTTTGATGAAGCTTTTAGAACAGCAAGAAATAAAGGCGAGGGTACTAAGTTTACTTTTAACGGAAAGTCTTATACGGCTGTAACCAAAGATGATCTTAAGAAAAAAGGTTATTCAAGTTTAGCTGAGTACAACAGAGCTGGCGGCAAAAAGAAAATAGACATCGATGCCGCTGCGAAAAAAATAGTAGGTGAGGTTCAAAAAAATAAAAAACCAAAAACCATGAGAGAAAGAATAAGAGCACGTAGGAAAAAAAGAATAGGCTTTGAAACGTTTAAAGAACGTAGACAAGCCAGAAGAGCTAATAGAAAATCAAAAGGTTCTAATGCCAGCACACCTGGTACAGGCACAACTAAAATGAAGTCAGGTGGTATAGTTTCTTCTAAAAAATCAACACCAAGAGGTGTCGGTGCGGCTAAAAGAGGATTCGGCAAAGCTTTAAGATAATATGGTTAAAAAGTTAATAATAAAAAAAGGCTTGCAACATATTAGTGAGCCTTTAAAAAAAGTAATGAAAAAAGCTAAAAAGCCTAAAATAAAAAAGCTAAAAGAAAAAATCCATAACAAAGAAAATAGGCTTCAAAAAGATTCTCCATACATAAGCAACAAAGCTTATAATAAAGATTCTTTAGAAATAGCTGAAATGAAAAAAGAGTTAGGCAAATTAATTAAGGATTAAATATGGCAGATGTAGACAAGCCATTACCTTTGAAGATCAGGTAGAACTAGGAGTTCGTGATCGTTCAAAGGAAATGGAGGTTGAAGTTGAGATTGAGGAAGAGAATCTTGATCTTAATGAGTTTGAAGAAATGGAAGACGGCTCTATCATGTTTGGTGCTCCCACACCACCTATGGATAATACGGACTTTTATGCTAACTTAGCTGAAGAACTAGATTCATCTGAACTTAGTACCATTAAGAACGACTTAATGGCTAATGTTGATTCTGACAAAGACTCAAGATCTGATTGGGAAAAGACTTACAGAGAAGGTCTTGAACAATTAGGTATGAAGTATGAGGAAAGAACGCAACCATTCGAGGGTGCCTCTGGAGTTATGCACCCGCTTTTAGCCGAATCCGTTACCCAGTTCCAAGCACAGGCTTACAATGAGTTACTCCCATCTCAAGGGCCTGTGAAAACTCAAGTTCTAGGTATGACAACGGCTGAATCTGAGCAACAAGCATCGAGAGTTCAAGAGTTTATGAACTATCAGCTTATGCAGGTTATGAAAGAGTATGACTCTGAAACAGACCAAATGTTGTTCTATTTGCCGTTATCAGGTTCTGCGTTTAGAAAAGTTTACTACGATCAGAATTTAGGCAGAGCCGTATCTAAGTTCATACCTAGTGAAGACTTGATTGTGCCTTACTCTGCAACCGACTTACATAGTGCTACAAGAATTACGCATTGTATTGATATGTCAATCAATGACATTAAAAAACTGCAACAAGTAGGTTTTTATCGTGATGTAGATATATCTATGGGTAACATCATGGCAGATGACTATGATGAGATTCAAGAAGAGATAGACGAACTTCAAGGTGTCAGTCCTAATTACAACGATACTGATACTTGTAAAGTACACGAAATACACACCGAATTAGATATACTTGGCTACGAAGATTTAGACTCAGAGGGCGAGCCAACTGAGATTAAACTGCCATACATCGTTACCATTGCTAACGATAAAGTTTTATCTATTCGTAGGAACTACAAAGAAACAGATCAATTAAAGCAACGTATTAACTACTTTGTTCACTATAAATTCTTACCAGGCCTAGGATTCTACGGCTTTGGTTTGACTCACATGATAGGTGGCTTGTCTAAAGCATCGACTTCGATACTAAGACAGCTAATTGATTCAGGTACATTATCTAACTTACCTGCTGGATTTAAAGCTAGAGGCATTCGTATTCGTAACGATGATCAGCCATTACAACCTGGTGAGTTCAGAGACATGGATGCTCCTGGCGGAAGTTTGCGAGACGCTTTCGTACCGTTACCTTTTAAGGAGCCAAGTCAAACCTTACTCTCTCTCCTAGGTATCTTGGTTGACAGTGGAAGGCGTTTCGCCTCGATAGCCGATACACAAGTAGGAGACGGTAATCAGAATGCTCCTGTAGGTACAACCATTGCGTTATTAGAGCGTGGTACTAGAGTGATGAGTGCGATTCACAAAAGATTGCACGCATCTCAAAGAATTGAGTTTGAAATATTATCTAAAGTATTTAGCGAGTATCTACCACCAGACTATCCTTATCTTACTGCTAATGGCAACCAACTTATTAAGTCTCAAGACTTTGATGACAGGGTAGACGTATTACCAGTATCAGATCCTAATACTTTCTCTATGAGTCAAAGAGTTATGATGGCTCAAGAAATACTTAGAACCGTGCAAAGCAATCCTGAGATACACGGTCCAACAGGTATGCATGAGGCCTATCGAAGAATGTACGGTGCTATGGGTGTGCAAAACATAGAACAGCTTTTACCACCCCCACCACAACCACAACCTATGGATCCTGCTAATGAAAATGCATCTTTGATAGCAGGTATGCCTGCTCAAGCATTTATGGGACAAGATCACGATGCACACATTAACTCGCACATGTCTTTATACGGAACCATGACAGCACAGGCTAATCCTGTGGTGCTATCTTTGATTCAAGCACATATCTATCAGCACGTATCCTTTAGGGCTGCTGAGATAGTAGATCAACAAAATGCACAAAACCAAGAGTTCCAGCAAATGCTACAACAAATACAACAATTACCGCCTGAAGTTTCTCAAGGGTATCAACAACAGATACAAGAGAAGGTGGCTAAAGATGTTGCTGCTGTGGTATCACAACTTACTGAGCAAATCAACGCTATGTTTATGCCGCCACCGCCACCAGCTGATCCTTTGGTAGAATTAAGAGGTAAAGAACTAGATATTAAGGCTGATGATGTGCAACGTAAACGTGAAGAATTTGCACAAAGACAAGAGTTTGATGCTATGAAAGCTATGGAAAATAATAAACTTGCAGAACAAAGATTGGCAATTCAAAGAGAAATAGCTACAATGAAAGACGACATAGCAAAAGAGCGTATAGATCAAGCCGCACAATTTAAAGCTATGGATATAATGCGAGGATAATTATGAGTTCAGTCAGACAAAAAATGCAACAGGTTCACAAGGAACAACTTAAGAAAGAAGAGGAGATGAACAATGGCAATGGGACGATCGTCAATGAAGATGCAAATAACGAAACCGAAGTCAAAGAGGTTAAAAAAGAAACAGTCAAAAAAACTGCGACCAAAGTTAAAAAGAAAGTTGAGAAGGTAACTAAGTCAGCTCCTAAGAAAAGAGGCAGACCTAAGGGATCTAAAAATAAATAATAATATAGGTACAATTATGACAAAAGTAAAATCAAGTGTAACCATTAAAGATCAAGGAGAAGTTAAATACTCTACTCCTGAAAAAATACCTAACGGCTCTGCTCCACAACCACAAGGTTATGGCGGCGGTGAGTCAAGAGGTGGCGGTGCCGCACTTAGAGGTAAAAAGTTTAAAGGAATTTCTTAATGGGATTTCTTAGCAGACTAGCACAGGCTCAAAGACAAGCTCAAGGAGAAGCTTCTGCTCCTGCACCTAGGCCTACACTAATTCAAGGTGGACCAGCTTTCTTCACTCCTGAGGGGTATGTACCTCCTGTGCAACCTGAACAAGCTTTCATGCCTACAGATGTTATGCGTGATCCTATAGCAGATATGTTTGCTGCTCAACCACCATTAACTAGAGGGCCTAGCTTGCCAAAAATGATTAACCCTCCAAAACGACCAGATCAATTATTTATAGACGACATGCCTCCTATGAGAGAAGAACCACCAATGGATTTTCCTATGCCTCAACCCCCTGTAGAAATGCCTATTGTTGAAGATGATCCAATTATGAGATCTTTGCCTGTGGGTGATCCTGTGCCGTTTGTTCCCCCACCAATACCAAGTCGTGAAGATTTTATGTCTATAGGTGGCCCTGGTGGTGGATATACAACTGGTACATCTGAGTTAATGGATAGAATGTTTCCAGATGGTCCACAACCAATACCACAAGTACCATTACCAGTTACACCACCTGTAAAGGAAAATCCTTTTAAAACTGCTATGGAAAATCCTTTTCAAAAAATAGATGACCCAATACCACAATCAATTATAGATCAGTTCCAAGCGGTTGCAGGTAAACCAAATCCATTTGTGCCACCCATAATGCCACCCATGAGAGAAGTTCCACCAGAAGACTTTGGTTTTGGACCAGGCATAAGACGTTCAGAAGATTTCTTTAGAGGAGAAGATTTGATTATGCCGCCAATGGCACCACCCAAACCTTTAGGAGAGGATGTTCCGCCTATGCCTATGGAAAATATAATTAGGGCTAATGATCCTGCAATAATGCCAATGCCACCAAAAATGCCGATGTTACCTGAGCCTATGCCTATGCCTATGCCCATAAGACCTAGAATGCCTATGCCTGGACCGATAGCAACGCCTATGCCTATGGCACCAACAAATTTACAACTACCACAAATAGAAACACAAATGCCAATGATGTCTTTAGACAGAGGAATAGGATCGTTTTCTTCTCCTAATAAAATCTCACCTTTAAGAATGATGGCTGAAGGTGGAGAAGTTGTTGAGCCTTTAGGAGAATTTTCTGAAGATTTGCCTTTAACAAATTATATTTTTAGTTTACAAAGTCCAGAACGTAGTGAGCTTGTAAATAATCTTATAGGTGTTACAGGTATTACCGTAGGAAGTGCGGAATCTATACCAATGTTTGTTAAAAGGTTGATTCAAACAGGAAGTTTGAAAAAACCAGAGGTAAAAGAAGTAATACAAGAAAGTTTAGAAAAAAATACATCACAATAAAAAATTAGGAGAGAGCTAATTGGATGGTATTAAACTAGCAGAGTATTTTTTTAAGACTTTGCGAGAAAGAGAGAGAAATGCTGTTGACATTATTGCTGGTGGCAATATAAAATCAATGGAAGATTACAAATATGTTATGGGAGAGTTATCGGCGATTCGCTCCCTACAACAGGATTTAAAAGAAACGCTGCAAATGGATGAC